GTGGAACAACTTCAACACCCGTGCGACTGCCGATGGAGCCGATGCGGTTGAAGCGGCCTGCTTTGACTGCCTCTACCTGCGCTTTGCGGGGCTGAATGCCATGCCCGAACTTGCCTATGTCCTTGACACGATGGGCGGGACCGACATCGCCGTCACCTATAGCATCGGGGACATTGAGGATGTGACCAAGCAACGGGGTAGTTTCAGCAAAACCATTACCCTGCCGAACACCCCGACGAATCGGGCCTGCTTTGCGTATGCGTACAATATCCAGTCCTTTGTGGGTGGATTCCAACCGAACAAGCGAATCCGTGCCGCCATGTGGGAGGATGGGGTGCAGGTGTTTTCGGGCGTGCTGCAGTTGCTATCAATGAGCAAAACCAAGGGGACCGTCACCTACGAGGTGGGGTTGTTCACCGATAATGTGTCCCTGTTCAAAGCCATTGAGGGCAATATGCTCGTCAACACGGCGGGAGTGACAGGGATGAACCACACGCCCACGAGCGGCCATGTGAGCGGCACTTGGACGGCATCGGGTGCGTTGAGCAGCGGGTATGTTTACGGGGTTGTGGATGCGGCGGGGTTCACGGACATCTTGAACCAAGGAGGCGGATGGTTCCAAGCACCATGGTGGAGGCTTGGTCCAAGCATCTATGTCAAGAAGATGGTGGATTTGATATTCGCCGAGGCGGGGTTCCGTTATTCCAGCACATTCTTTAATTCGTCCCTGTTCAACAAGTTGGTGATGCCTTATGCAGCGGGGACGATGCCCATCAACCTATCGGGGTCCAATATTTTTGCAAGAGGTAGTGGGGCGAATTATTCTGCCGTAACGGGGTTCCTGCTTTTTCAAGACGATTCAACGCCTCCGCTTTATGATAGGCCAAACTATTGGGTCGCATCGTCAAGCACATTCGTGTCGCCAAATTTGACCACTCGGTGGAATATTAGAATAAAATTGAAATTTACTTGGTCCGCACCTGGGACAAGGCTTCCTTTCGGTATATCGTTAAGAGATACAACAAACAACCAAAATATAGCCCTTATACCAGCATTAAACAACGATGGCTCATGGAACTCAATCTTTACTAAGGATGCGTTTCAAGATGTGGTTTTTTCAAATATTTCAATTCGTGCGGGCATAAATGTTAGGCTCATAGTTGATTCCCAAGTGGCGAGTTTTGACCAGCAACCAAATTGCAGCATACAGTTTGAGTGCCTTGAGAATTGGAGTAATGTCGGAACGCTGGATATGCGGACGGCCCTGCCTGCCGATGTCAAGCAGAGCGACCTCCTGCAAGATTTGCAGAAGATGTTCAACTTGCAGTTCATGCCCGACCCGCAGGACCCCAAACTCCTGTACATTGAGCCGTGGAAGGACTTCTACTCTTCGGGGTCGGTGGTGGATTGGTCGCAAAAATCGGACGAGAACGCCGAGCAGGTGCTGACCAATGGCGACCCGAACGCCTATACCAATATAATCTTCAAGTACAAGGACATGGGTGATTACCTGTCCAAAACCTACAAGCAGTCCTACCCGCTTGCAAGGGAAGGCTACGGGGGGCGAATCTTCAACACGGGCAACTTTTACGGCAAGGGGGACAAGGTGGTAGAAACCCTGTGCGGGACCTTGATACCCGCATCCTTCAGCACCGACAAAATCGTGGGAAGGACTTGGGACATCGACGGAACTCTCGCAAGCGGAACCATCAAACCCCTGCAAACGGGCTACCGATTGGCGCAGTATAACTTGATTGAGGGGCAGACCGAGTGGGCCTACCAATACGGGGTCAGCGGGAACACGGCACTATCCGTCGGCATTCTAAAGATGCCCTTCGTGTCCCACATTGACAATCCTTACTCCCCGAATGTGGACCTCACCTTCGGGCAGCCTCGCTTGGTGTACTACAACGCAGTGAACGCAAGCGGCAACCCGTACGCCTACACCAACAACAACCTCTACAACACCTACTGGCTGAACTACATAAACGAAACCGTGTCCCAAGAGGCATTGCAGTTGGAACTCACGATGCTGCTATCATCCGTGGACATCTACCAACTGGACTTCCGCAAGCCCGTGTACTACGGCGGCATCCGTTGGCGACTGCTGGAGATTCGGGACTATTTGGTAGGGCAGATGAAGCCATGCCGTGTAACGCTCCGACGCATACTGAACCTCTCCGACTTTGTTGCAACTACGACGACCCCGATTGCAAGCGACCCCGAATTACTGTTTAACGGTCCCATTGACCCCGACCCTGTGGACCCAGGATATGAACCACCCGTAAACCCCGAACTACCCTCCGAAGGATAACCATGGCAGATGTAACCAAAGAAATTGCCCTCAAAGTAGTCGCCACCGATGCGACAGGGCCAGCACTTCAATCGCTTGAAGACAAACTCAACGCCGCTAAAAAGCGGATGGTTGAACTCGCTGCGGCGGGCAAGCAGAACACCGAAGAGTTCCAACGCCTGCAAGTTGAGGCGGGTAACTACAAGCGAACCATTGAGGGCGTTGAGCAGTCGGTGGATTCTTTTGCAAAAGGTGGAAGCAAAGCGTTTACCTTAATCGTGGAAGCATCCCAAGCAGTTGCGGCAGGGTTTGCGATTGCCCAAGGCGCAGCGGCTTTGTTCGGTGACGAAAACGAGGACCTGCAAAAGGCAATGGTACAAGTCCAAGGGGCGATGGCCTTGGTCAATGGGGTGCAGCAAATCAACATTCTGCTGACCCAAAAATCCGTTATCACAACCGAAGCAGCGGCATTGGCTCAAAAGTTGTATGCTTTAGCAGTAGGCACAAGCACAGGGGCGATGAGGGCTTTTCGTCTTGCGTTGCTTGCGACGGGCGTCGGAGCCTTTGTGGTGGTTCTTGGGTTAGCGGCTGAAGCAATGGGTGCGTTTAGCAGTTCAACCAAAAAAAGCACGGAAGAACTTGAAAGACAAAAACAAGCGACAGAAGATGGGAAAAAAGCGATGGAGTTATACTACCGAAGCCTTGCCGCTTTTGGTCTTGACGAAATCAAAATAAACGAAAGGAAAATCGCTCAATACAAGAATGAGTTGCAGGCCCGTGAGATGATGATGCAAACCATTAAAGGTCAAAATGCGGAAATCAACGGGATGAATCAGCAGCAACTTCAAAACCGAATTACCGAACTTAAAACTTTGGTGAAGGAAACTGAAAATGCAAACAAGGAGATTCGTAAAGGCAGAAGCGAGCAAATAAAAAGCAGCACAAAAGAAAGAAACCAAGAGGGCAATCAAATCATTGATTTTGTCAAAGAAACAAATTTGCTCCTTTATGAAAACCAGTTGGACGCTCAAGCAGCGGCAGAGCAGGCGGTTATTGATGGAATGCGAAGGGAGGGTCAAGCCCGTGCATCAGCGGCGGCAAATGCGGCTGAGATTGAAAAGAAAAAACTTGAAGACCAACGCATAATTGAGCAACAAAAAATTGAACTCGCAAGCAGCGGGTTTGCCACTATTGGCGAACTTGCTAATGCTTTTGCAGGTCAAAGCGAAGAATCTCAAAAAAGGGCATTCAACATCAACAAAGCAGCAGGGATAGCCCAAACCATTATTGACACTTTTGCGGCTGCACAGGGAGCGTATAAGTCCCAAATGACTATTCCCGACCCTTCGGCCCCCGTCCGTGCATCCATTGCCGCAGGCATTGCGGTCGCCCAAGGTCTTGCACGGGTTGCCGCAATCTCCAAGACGCAGTTCAAAAGTACATCTTCGGTAAGTTCAACTCCCGTTCCTACCGTAGGTGGTGGCGGCGCATCTACAACCCCACCTCCAATCTTTGCTAATCCCCAAACCACGATGCTCGGAACGGATGGGGCTGCAATGAACGGCCAAGGCCAAGGGATGCAACCCATGCGGGCCTATGTGGTGGAGCGAGACATTCAGCAGACGACCAGCAGGGTGCGCCGCTTGTCCGAATTTGCAACATTAGGCTAACCGCTACATATCCCACCATGGAACTTCCCGTGTACCGAATGACCGTGGATGAGGTTGACGAAGGCGTGCAATTCGTCGCCCTCGTCGATATGCCTGCGATTGAGAAACCCTTCCAAGCCTTCGCCAAGACCCCGCAACGCTTCGCCGAAACGGGAGAACGCCGTGTGCTGACCGGGCCGCTCATGCTTGCCGATACTCCCATCTACCGGAAGGACGACACCTACGGCGAGTATTATGTCGTGTTTGACAAGGCCACCATCCGCAAAATCGTGCAGAAGTACTTCAAGCAAGGCAACCAGCACAATGTGAACGCTTACCACAATGCAGAACTCGATGGCGTGTTCATGTTCGAGAGTTACATCACCGACACCGAGCGGGGCATAATGGCTCCCAAAGGCTACGAGGACACCCCCGACGGCTCTTGGTTTGGTTCCTTCAAGGTTGAGAACGACGAAGTGTGGGAGAACCGCCACGCCTTCAAAGGTTTCTCCGTGGAGGGCTTGTTCGGGATGAAAAATACAGGAACCGAACTGGAGGTCGCACTTGCGGGCCTCGCAGACGATTTGACTAACTTTTTGCAACATATCCAACCAAACTACAAATCCCAATAACATGAACTTAAAAGCAGCCATTGACACTTTGCGGACCGAACTCCGCAAGTTCACAACCCAAAAGCAATCCTTTGCCGACTACAAGTTGGTGGATGGAACCGTTGTCCGTGTGGACGGCGACCTCGTTGCAGGTACCGCCGTGTATGTCATCACCGAGGACGAAACCCTTCCTGCTCCTGACGGAGAGCATCAAGTGGAAGGTGTTGGAACAATCAAGACCGAAGGTGGCAAAATCACCGAAGTTGTCGTAGCCGAAGCCCCTGCCCCTGCCGAGGAAGTCGCCGTTGCCGCAGAGATAACCCCCGAAGTTGCAGGCGAAGTGGTGAGTGAAATCGCCGAAGGCTACCCAATGGTGGACCCCGCCATGGTGGAAGAAATCGTCAAGAAGCACTTGGTGTCCATCATGGAAGAACTCAAAGCCGCCTACGCTGAAATGGGCAAAATGAAGGACAAGATGGCCGCATTTGCATCGCAGATGGAAACCATGACGGACATTGTCGAGAAGGTCGCCGAACTACCATCCGAAGCCCCGAAGCCAACCGCCTCCGCAATCGTGGAGCAACGGAAGGCCGCTGCAACGCAGAACTTCAACGCCCTCGCACAAGCAATTCAAACTCTCAAAAAATCCAATTAATCCTTAACCCCCCAAACAAAAAGCCATGGCTTATTCATTCGTTTCCCCGCTGACTACTTACACCGAGCAGCAGCGTTTACCCCTCATCACTAAGGCCGTGTTCTCGGCCCGTTCCGCAGCCTTGTTCACCAAGCAGGTGGGCATCAAGTCGGCCGCTGCGTTGAACCTCATGGACACCGATGCAAATATCGCTGGTGGCGATGTATGCGGTTGGACCCCAACAGGCAACACGACCTTCAC